TCTCGGTACCGATGCCGGTGGTCAGCTTCAGGCCGAGGGGCTCACTGTTGCTGCCGGTGCCGTACAGACCAGCCAGGTCGATCTTCAGGGCAAGAACGCGAGCCAGGTCGTTGCGGACCATGTTCTCCACGTCGATGCTGGACTGCAGCATCAGGCGACGGCTGTAGTCGGTAAAAGCAGCAACCGTCTTGGGGGTCAGGCTGACCTGATCCACGGTCTGCTGGCTCTCAGTGGGCGAGCCGCTCTCGGCCACCCAGTAGGCGGTAGCAGCGCCGGACTGGCGGGGGATAGCAACGTTGCCGGTCAGGCCGGTCAGCACGGTGGCGCCAGCTTGATCCAGAGCGGAAGCGTTGCGCAGCAGGTCGATGAAGCTGCCGGCATCCAGGTCAGTGGCGACCAGGTTGCCGCCAGCGGTAGCAGTGCTGACGTTCAGGTCACGACGCAGCACATCCTGAGGGATGGTGATGCCACGGGACTGACGGCCGAGCTTGGCAGCAGCAGCTTCAGAGGCTTCGATCTCGAACGCAGCAGCCTCACGGGCAGAGCGGTCGGTCGGGTTGGACAGATAGTTGATGGCGCGCAGGAAAGAGAAGTTGCGGCTCTCCTTCTCGCTAAGGCCAAGGTCGGCGGCCTGCATGGTCACGGTCTCCTGGTGAATGTTGAGCTTGTCGAGCACAGCAGCGCGAGCCTCGTCGATTGAACGACCAGACTCAACCAACTGCCGGCCCAGGTCTGCCATGCCGTGCTTGTCGCACAGGGCAGTGATGTCCGAGATGCGGGACCGTTCGGCCTGAGCGGCCTCGGCCTGCACCACGGCCAGATCGGGGGTGGCGTTTTCCATTGAAGGAATGGGATCAGGGGATGGTGCTGCCGAAGCAGCAGGGGTGTCAGCCTCAAAAGATCGGCCGATCCCGACGCCGGGGTCAGCCGGCACCGAGACAACGCTGATCTCATAAGGAGACCAGGCAGTCGCAACATAGTCGCCACTGCCACGCTCCTCCATTTTGTCGATGGAGTAGCCGAAGGAAACATTCCGTAGAACGCCGTCCTTCACATCGCTCAAGATCTCCTGAGCGAAAGCATTGCGGCTGAACCGCACGCGCGCATAGCCGCGGCGGCGTTTGCCGTCGATGTATGCCCGCTCAACCACTCCGATTACCTTGTCAGGGTTGTGGTTGAACAGCAGCGGCGCGCCATCATTTAGGCGGTTTAGGTTGGCGGCGTCGGCCTCATGGCTAAGGATCTCGTTGCCGAAGTAACGCGCAACCGGGAACTCAGAGCTAAATGGGAACTCATAGGTGCGGTCCTGCACCTCATCGAAGGTGGTCACCTCAGCGCGCTGATACTTGCCCTCGAGGCTGCGCAGTGCCGAGATCTTGGTCAGTGTTGAAAACTTGTGACCCACCATCGTCTCAGTCGCCTCCCATCCTTCATCGCCTTCGCGATAGATGCGGATCAGCGCGGCCGGATCTTCGGGTGTGGCCTCAATGCTGAACTCAGTGTCGGGCACGCCCAAAGTGCCCTCACGCATGACGTGCTCAATGCGGCCCTGAGCGGTGCCGCCGCTGCTGTTCCACCGCACAAAGTCGCCCTCGGACAGATCGCCGGGTTCGGCCCGCTCGCCGTCGCCGGTGGCCTCCTCAAACATGATCGCGCTGAAGTCATGCTCAGCCAACCAGTCGCGCGCCTCGGCTGGGCTGTAGCGCGAACTGCTGAACCGGATCGCCTGAATCTCGCTTTCGCCTTCCTTGATGCCGTAGATGAAGTCAATGCCGGGGCCACCTTCATCGTTGACACGCCGAAGCGAATCGTACTGATCCGGATCGGTCAGTCTGGCGGCGTGCTCGTTTGGATAGGGACGCGCTAATTCCACGGCGCTGCGATCTTCTAATGCCTTGAGTCTATCGGTTGCCATCAATCCTCAGGCGCCTCGGTCGGATCCTCGAGCACAGACTCCTCCTCGTATTCCTCCTCCTCCATCGGCGCCTCAGTGTCACCAAACGGATCAATCGATCCGGCCGGCCTGACCTGCGTCAACCCAGCGACGCTAAGTTCGCTTGGGTCTGTATCCAAAACAATGTCCATCTCATCGAGCATCGCCAGCTCAGCCTGACGCGCCACCAGTAGATCTTCAAGATCGCCGCCCTGTTCAGCAACCACCTGCCCCAGCGTCTTGAAGCCACACCGAACCGCGTTCTTATAGGCATCCACCTCGCGTTGCGGGTCAACCCACTCCCAGCTGCGCGGCACCCACCGGCTGGCGCGGTAGCGGTCTGGGTTGGTCTCATACCCCGGCAGGCTCAGCGCGCCGCTCAGCACCGCCATCTCAAGCCACTGCTCGAACACCTGCTGATGGAAGTTCTCGATCATGTAGCGCTGCAGCACCCGGTAGGTGTCGCGCTCCTCCAGCAGGCTCAGCCGGCTGCTGCTGTAGTTGCTCTCTGAGAAGTTTTTGCTGATGCTTTCAAACGAAACACCCACGCCAGCAGCAACGGCCCGCAACATCGACCGCGTGAACGGCTCGAGCTGCCCGTCAGGGCTGTTCAGGTCCGGCACCGTAACGCTTTCGCCCGGTTGCAGATACTTGAACACACCCGGCTGGAACTCACTGACCCGCTCGCCTTCATAGACCTCATCACCAACCAGCTCGCCCTCGGGGCTGGTGATGAATCCCATTAGCGCGCTGCTCGCCCGCGCACGCACCACCTCGGCCTCCTCATAGCCCTGCAGCATGTGGAGCCGCATCAGCGCCGACGCGAACCACGTCACGCCCCGCGTCTGCCCTGGCCGCTCAGGCAGAAATAGATGGATCACCTCATTAGCCGGCACCCGCACCCGTCTGCCGTTGGTGCGCGCGTTGCCCGCGTAAGTGTCGCCAGGATGATTCGCGTAGAAGTGGTACGCCTGCGGCCGCAGGTACTGATCCACCTCGATGCCCATGCGCACCGTGTTGCCATCGGCCGCCTGCGGCACGTCATCGTCGATCAGGTAGTCAGCCTCAAGCACCTGCAGCGCAAATGGCACACGGCTGTCACCGAATGGCCGCTTGATCATCCGCACGAACACCTCGCCCGACTCGGCCATGCTGCGCACCAGCAGGCGCTCGATGTCGTGGAAGCCAAGGATCCCGCTCACATCACAGCGGTTCTTGTGCATCCACTTCTCCCACTCCTCATGGATGCGGCCGTTGATCGCCTCATCCAACTTGCCGCCGCGCAGCATCCGCACCTGCCCCTGATGCCGAATGCCGTGCCCGATCACGTTGTTCTGGATCGCGCGCACCGCCTGCCGCGCGTAGTCATTGTCACGGCACAACTGCCGCGCACGGTTGCGCAGTGCCTTGAAGCTCGACTTGATCTCCGCATCAGCGCTGGTGCCACTTGTCACCCAGTCGGCTGTCAGCCGGCTGACCCGTGCGCCTTGATACGCCCGCGCCCGAGGCCGCACCGGCTCAAAGCCCATCGCCCGAAACAGTCGCGTTCTAAGTCCCATATCAGAACCTCACAAACAGATTGTGAGGGTTGCCCAGCCCATTGGCCATAAGTTCCGCCATCTGCTCACGTTTCACCTCAGCCTTGAGCTTCGACTCAAGCTGCATCAGATCCGCGAGTTCATATTTCTTTAAGCTGCGGTTGCCGATGGTGTACTCACGCACCACGCCGCCAGAAACCAGCGCCCGGATCGCGGCCTGCACCGCGTCCAGATCCTGCTGCGCCTGCGACCGTCCATCAACAGCAGCAGGGGAGCCCGTATAGCTCAGCGATCGCAACACGGTCAGCTGGCCGCTGCCCATCGTGACGGTGCTGCCGGTCTTGGTTGCGACAGCCTGCCAGAACCACGACCCAGCATCAAAGCCCGTGCTGGTGGCCGCAGCGATCGTGAACTGCCACCCGGTCCCGTAGGCGCTACCAACCACCGTCGCGCCTTCGCTCGCCGTGTTAGTCCGCAGGTAGTAGGTCAGCACATAGTCGGCGCTGCTGATCGCGTTGCCCAGATTGTCAACGCCTTCCACGTCGCGCCACTGGATCGTGTCGCCCGCTCTGATCTGGCTAGGGATGCGCACGGTTACCAGTTGCCAACGAAGCCACTAACAGGCCCAGGGGCGGCCTGCTGCTTTGATCTTAGCGCTGGTCGCTTTGCACCTTCCAACTGATCACGCAACTGCTGCCACATCGTCGCCTTATTCATCCGTCGGCTGAAGATCAACATCGCCGCATAGCCATAGACCGCGCAGTCGAGCGCCTCGTTTCGATCGCCTGCTTTCTTGACCCACTCCCGTATTGGGAACCCGCGGTGATACCGCAACGCCTGCCGTTCGCTGGTCAGCTGCTTGAAGTATTCGGCATCAGGCGCCTGCCCGAAATACAAACCGCCCGCACCTTCGTTGTGCCGCAGCCGCCCGAACAGCGTTGTCTTGATCGTGTCGGTGCCCAGCTGAAACAGCGTGACGCCACGCTTAATCACACGCCCGCGCCAGTTCACATCGACCTTGTTGCCTTTGCCAACCGCCGGGCTGTTGCGTCTGCTGCTGCCCTTGATCGCGACCACACCCTGCCGCACGCGGTCGCGCACATACGCGTAGACCTCATGCGTGCAGTGGCCGCCGCTGTCAACCGCCGTCTGGCTCACCTTCAGCACACGCCCGCCCGTCGCGTCCCATTCCGTCGCAAGCACCTGATCCAGCTGGCCCCACACCTCCGTCTGCGTCGGGTCGCCCATCAGCTCCTGATGCCACACCAGCCAGCCGGTCTCAGCCTCGCCCCAGCCCCACACGCTCACCGCCAGCCGGTTGTCCTGCACGTCAACGCCGCAGGTCAGCAGCACCACGCCATCAGGGCATTTGCCCGCTGCATAGTCCAGCCGTTTGGCCAGCAGCCCGTCAGCGCTCACCGCCGCCGCATAGTCCTCCTCCCATGTCTCGGCCAGCCTTGTGTTCACGAACGCCTTCAGCGCTGGCGCGTCAGCCTTCGCCCGCAGGAAGTCATCCACCAGCTGCTCCCAGCTGCACCAGCCCAGCGGGCTATAAAGCCCCGACAGATGAAACCCCGCAGTCCGGCCATCAGCAGGCGCCGTCGCGCGCCACTCGCCGCCACGCAGCATCGCCGGTTTGTGCAGTTCCTCAAACCGCTCACCGCAATGCTCGCACTCATAGCGCACATCACCCGGCCGCTTAGCGTCCCACTTCAGCCGCGGCCACTGCAGCCACTGCATCCCTCCACAGCTAGGGCACGGCACATAGAACCGCCGCTGATCACTGCGCAGATACTCCGCCTCGATCCGGCTGAAGTCCTTCACTGTTGGTGTGCTAGTCAGCAGGATCTTGCGCCGCGCGAACGTCGTCGTCCGCCGCTCCGCTAACGCGACCGGATCGCCCTCGCCGTCCACATCACTCGGGAACGCATCCACCTCATCAGCGAACAGGTAGCGGCACGGCGCCGATCGCAACCCCGTGCTGCTGTTCGCCCCGGTGAGCAACATGATCCCGCCGGGATACTCCTTCGCGAACATCGTGTTACCCGAATCCCGCGTCCTAGCCGGCGCGATCTTCGCCGCCAACACCGGCGTCTCAGTGATCATCGACTCGAGCCGCTGCTTGCTGAGTCGCTTCGCCATCTCAACAGTTGGTTGCACCAGCAGCATCGGCCCCGGCGCGTGGTCGATCACATAACCGAGCCAGTTGCTGCCCGCTTCCGTCTTGCCCGTTTGCGCCGCAAACATCATCACCACACGCTGCACCGGACTGCTGCTGCTTAGACAGTCCATCGGCTCACGCAGATACGGCGTCCGGCTCGTGCGCCATGGCCCAGGTTCCGCGCTTGCCTTGCTGCTCAGCCGCCGGTGCGCATCAGCCCACTCGCTCACCGTCAACGGCTGCTCAGGCCGCAGCCCGTCCATGAACCCAGCGCGCCAGACGCTCATGCGAACAGATTCGCCTGCGCGCCGAACCCCTGCGCGTCAGCAATGCGGCGACGCGACAGATCCACAAACTCGGGCTCGCGCTCAATCCCCACAAAGCGATAGCCCGCCTGCACCGCGACCACGCCGGTTGTGCCGCTGCCCATGAACGGGTCCAGCACCACTCCGCCCTCTGGTGGTGCCAACAAATCCAACGCGCGCTCAATTAGCTCAGCCGGCTTTTCTGCTTGATGCCCGGTCTTGCGATGCATCGGTCCCCATTTCACACGCCACACGTCGTAGACCGAACGGTTGACCGGCTTCCACTCCGGCATTCGCGCGGCTACGAAACATTCGTAGGAGTGCCGAAGCATGTAGCCCATGCCCAGCTGCTCCTTGTCCCACACGCCGATCCCGCCAAACGCGAGGGGTGATCCACACGCAGCCCTCTCGCACGCCATCGCGCCGCGCCAGTCGATAGTCAAAAAGGCAGCACCCGTCGGCTTGAGCACCCGTGCCAGCTCAGCCCAGACTTGACGCATCCACAGATCAAAGAACTGCCTTTCGTCTGGGATGGCAGAAACAGTGCTAACCCTGCTGCTGCCTGTTCCAGTGTTGGCGTAGGGCGGGTCAGTGATCACGGCATCGATCGATGCTGCATCCAATGTGGCCAGCACCTCCAAGCAGTCGCCTAGGCGTAAATCAATCATCGGCTCAGTCTGACATCTGTGCCAACGCCAGCAACGCATCCCGATGCTCACGCGTCAGCACCTCATGGATCACTGTCGGGTCCGTCTCGCCAGCCAGCTGGTGGCTCAACCGATCGGCCAAGTTTGCCAGCGCCTCGCGGATACTGCGGCCCACCTGAAACGCGTCCTTCTTCACCTCATCAGCAGGCACCAAATCACCCCGCTGCTGCGTCACCTGCAGCTTCGCCAGCTCGGCCTGGTAATGCTCGCGTCTGGCGCGGCTCTCATTGAGATCCGGGATCGCATCATCAGGCAGCTTGTCGATCTGCTGCCGCAACTCCTGCGGGTCAGCAGGATCGGCCTG